ACTGGCTCGGTGGTTATCCCCAAGATAGATTTTACTGACCCCGCGCAGGCGCGGGCTGAGCTTGGTCTCGGGACTGCTGCGCTGGATGACACAGGCGACTTCGCCACAGCCGCGCAGGGTGCGCTGGCTGATAGCGCGCTGCAGCCCGGAGACCCAATCAGCGTGGCCTTTGGCGACGTGACCGGGCGGGCGCACGGAATCTTCTACGACCTCAGCGACCAGACATTTACTGCAGATACAGCTACAGTTGTAGAGTTCGACACAACCGGGCTTGCAGCTGGGGTGTCGGTCACGAGCAGTACGCGGATCACGTTTGCGGCTGCAGGGGTGTACGAGATTGCATCCCGCCTTCAGTTTCAGAACACCGATAACAATGACCACGACGCGGAGGTGTGGTTCCGACTGAACGGTACGGACATCCCGAACTCAGCGTCTGAGCTGGTGATACCCAAGTCTTCTGACGGCGGCGTTACTTGTCAGGCTGCTACCGGACTCCTACAAGTCACAGCGGGGCAGTACCTTGAAGTCGTCGTTGCTGTGGAAAACGCCGGGGTGACTTTGCACCATGTAGATGCACAGACTGTGCCCTACAACCGCCCAGTGATACCTGCGGTTATCCTCGTAGTGAATAGGATTGCGTAATGGCTAAGAGCCCTGCTTGGACCCGCAAGGAAGGCAAGGACCCGAAGGGGGGCCTGAACGCCAAGGGGCGCGCGTCCTACAACAAGGCCAACCCGGGTAAGCCGGGACTCAAGGCCCCGCAGCCTGAGGGCGGCTCGCGTAAGAAGTCGTTCTGCGCGCGGATGGAGGGCATGAAGAAAAAGCTCACCTCTGCCAAGACCGCCAACGACCCGAACAGCCGGATCAATAAATCCCTCAGAGCGTGGAAGTGCTGATGGCAGACAAAGGTTCCCCCAAGCCGACCAACCCATCGCTTTGGTCGAGCGTCAAGGCGCAGGCCAAGAAAACCAGTCCGGCCCGTAAATCATGGCCGGTTACCCCCTCCGGAAAAAGGAAGAAACAATGATTAAATGGCTAAAGCACCGTGCTGATGGGTACATATTCCCGTGGGCACAAGACCTCTCCAAACACCCGCAGCTGTTTGAAGTGACCGAGGAAGAAGCCTTCCCCGAGAAGTTCATCCCCAAGAAACTGGTCAAAAAAGCTGCGTCGAACAAGAAGAAACCACTTGACGTTTCTACAGACGACATCCCGGCGGAACCAGAGTATAGTTCGCCAGAGCTTGAAGCTGACGCATCGAGAGATTTACCTGAATGACACCAGCCGACATCATTTCTGAAGTCCGTAAGCTCGTCAACGACAGCCGTGTTCCCGTGCGGTATACGGATGTGGATTTGCTTGGCTTTGTGAACCAGACTCTGCGGCGCATGGTTATGTACCGCCCCGATCTTTTTATCGTGGTGCAGGACATACCCACTGTCGCGGGGTCGTCGATCCAAACTGTACCGGCCGGCGGTGTCCGGCTGGTAGAGATATACAATGTGAAGGGTGGCAACATCCTAACAGAGGTCAACAAAGACTCTCTGGACCAGACGCTACCAAGCTGGCGGTCGTCCCCTAGCGGGCAGCCCGTCAACTACATGCGCCATGTGCGCAGCCCTAATATGTTTTTCCTCTACCCACCACCTGAGAGCGGGGTCGTGTTGGTAGGTGAATACGTGGCCACGCCTGCGATGTATGGGATGGACGACGTTATAGCTGCCCCTGTGGCGGCTTACATGCCGCTTATAATCGACGGTACTGTGTTCTTGACGCAGTCTATTGACGATGAGCATATCAACTCTGGACGCGCAAAACTGTTCTCTGATATGTTCACGCAGGGTATGCAGTCAGACATGCAGATGCAGCAGCTCACAGACACAGATGCCGGATCGCTCGATCCGAAGCGGGTGGTATAATGGCAGACAGATCGTTCGCGTCGCTTATCCCAAGGGTAAACTCCAGCGTGCCCGGTTGCCCTCAGCCGCTCATGGAGCAGGCGATTCGCAACGCTGCGGTCCGCGCGTGCGAGCGTTCTTTGGTGTGGCGGCACGCGGAGACCCCCTACAATCTGAGCCCCGGGGTGCATCAGTATTTTTACCGTAAGCCAGAGAATACCGACGTACACTCGGTGTTTGGTGCTGCGGTCAACGACTACCCACTAAGCAGGCTCACGCTGGAGGAGGCGCTGTACCAGTACCCCGCGTGGGCTGATTTGTACGGCGGGGTGCCGTTTGACCAGCTGTGGACTACGAGCGGGGCGCTTAACGAAGCCGCGTACAACGAAGAACCCCTCAACGCCGGTGCGACGTTCCAAATGCCTGCCGATGCGTTGGAGGCAGCGACTGAGCCCCGGGCGTTTACGCAGTTGACGCCGGATCAGTTCATCGTGCTGCCACTCCCCGATGACGCAAAACCGTACACGCTGCGCCTCATATACGCGTTGAAACCCAAGCGGTCCGCCACTGGTATGCAGCAGTATTTGTTCGACGAACTGGAGGAAGTCATGTTCCACGGGGCGCTGCAGGAGCTGCTCGTCTTACCGAACGAGACTTGGGGGGACCGCGAGCTGGCAGCGTACCACGCCAAGCAATATCTTTCGCACGTGACGGAACGCCGTGCGCGTGCTAATCTCGGCAATATGCGCGGTAGCATGACGGTGCAGATGCGCCCGTTCGCGTGATAATGGAGTGCACCCATGGTGGTAAAATTAAAGAATAACGCTCGTGGGTTTCTTGCCGCGGCTGTTACCGATATGGATACCCAGCTTGCTTTGACCGCGGGCACCGGGGCTGCGTTCCCTACGCTTAGCGGCACTGATAGCTTCTTCGCCACACTCGTTTCGGCCGACGGCTTACTTGAGATTGTCAACGTCACCGCTCGCGCGGGCGACGTACTGACCGTTGAGCGTGGCGCTGAGGAGACAATCCCGCAAGCCTTCAACCCCGGCAGTCTTGTCGAGCTCCGCGTCACCGTGGGGAACCTCACGAGTACGACAGCTCAGGTGCAGAAGGCTTCGGAGCTTTTCCGTGAACACCGCCCCGGCGACGCACCCGATTACTTCAATCTATCTGGTGGCGCGAACGCTGTTGGCCTGAACGGTAAAGTATACCGCTTCACGGGGCTTGGCATGGCAGCCATGAGGTACTCAGTGCCGCTCGAAGCGGGCCAAACATACACTTTCCGCGGCGGGTACCAACGCTTTAAAGATAGTGGCGACCCCGCGAATGACGGGATCACCGCTGGCATCGACTGGTACAACGGGTTCAACAACAAGATCGGCGAGACGGTTGTCCATTCAGACAACACGTTGCTCGTAAGTTCGCTGCGCCGGGAGTTCGCCTATTCGGTCGGCTTCGCGGGCGGTGAAGCCTACGACGTATATGTCCCCAGTTCAGCCCGCTACGGCATCGCATGGTACCGTACCTATGGCGTCGGACATGAGACTGACCTTGACACGCTGACCCTAACGCAAACCGCGCTGCCAACGCCGCTCGTCGTGTCGGCCGACAACCTCGTCATCCCGTCCGATTTCCAGTGGCCTGCAGGTATGATCCCTGCTGGGGCTGGCGTTGCTGATTCGTACACTGTAGAGCGCACTTTCTACGTGACGATGGGCGGCAGCGATGCAAACACGGGGACTAGCCTCGGCGCCTCATTGGCGACTATTGGCGCGGCGCTTGCAAAAGCCGCGGCGCTCGAAGTCCCGTGTGGTGTGATTGTTTACCCCGGTGAGTATACGGTTCAGCCGGACACAGAAGTCCCTGTGAACTGCCTGCTGTACGGGTACGACCTACGTGCAACGAAGCTGTCGCTGCCCAATGGTTTGGCACAGAACAACATGTTCCTGTTGAACAGCGGCGTCAAAGTCCGCGGGTTTACGTTTACCGGATTGCAGCATGACTCAGCGCCAGACTACGTGAACGAAGACTCCGGCCTCGCAGCAGTTGCTGAGCGGGGCTACTTTACTGTCGGCTCGGAGCTGTATCGCAAGATAGCTGGGGTCGCCATAGAACCCAAGTACGACTACCCACCCACGAAAGGCTTTGCGTTTGTGTTTAAGCCCGGTGCGGTCATCATCCGTTCACCGTACATCTCTGACTGCTCTATGCTGCACAACTTCACGCAGGACCAGCTGACGCTGCCTATCGACCGTGCAGCGGGTAACCCGCTCATGCCGCGCGGCGGCGGTAACCTGCTGGCCGACGGGTCTGTGCTTGCGCCTTCCTCGCCGCTACGGTCCGTGGTGGTCGACAGCTTTACAGGGATCAACCCGAACGGCTACGCCTACCTGATTAAACGCAACGCGTTTGTGCAGCTTGTGTCGGTGTTCACGAACTGGAGCCGCTACGGCCTGTGGTGTCTCGATGGCGGGCAGGTTACGGTCGCCAACTCCAACAACACCTTCGGGGACTACGCGCTTGTGGCGACTGGGTTCCGCAACACGATCCGCATCCCTGACCCTGTCGGGCAGCCGCGCGGCGTCTACGTTGCAACAGCAGACGCAATCCTTGAGCAACAGGCTACGATCATCGAGGAGATGTACGCACAGCTCGCTGCCGAGTTTGTGGCAGTACAGAACTTCAGCGCTGAGAACGAGGCGCTGACGCGCCGCGACGCCGCCACGCTGCTCAAGCAGCTGTCGGACGACTTCCGGTCTGGGCAAGACCGCGGGGCGCAGTTCTTTGTGAAGGGCCTGTTCAACTGGAACGCTGAGTACCACTTCGACGCTGGGCTCCTCCCAATATTCCTGCGCAGCTGGGAGATCATCCAAGCACGAATCCTCGCACGCTGTGCTCTGACCTCTCCGGCTGAGGACATGCTGGACTCGCTGATTACGCTCATCAAGACCAATGTCGAGACGCCACCTACACTGGGGTTCCCGTCTGTGGTCGAAGCAACTGGGCAACAGTTCAGCTACGTCGGCTCGGGGGTGAACTACAACTCGCTGCCGTTCTCTCAGCGTGGCACGGGTGAGGCTGTCGACCCAGCCTTTGCGAACCTTAAACTGGAAGGCGGCCGGATATACGCCACGTTCTCGACTGAGCTCGGGGACACCTACCTCGGGGATGACTTGCGGGTAGACTTCGAACGCGGCACTGTCGAGGGGCAGGCGTTTTCACGTGGCGTGCAGAACATTACTCTGCCGCTTATCCAAGCATTAGGAGCCTGACATGCCTACGATTACAACCCCCCGCCCACCGCTCAACCTATTTAACGTAGCCCGCGTCGTTATCCCGTCGTTCTACACGACGGTCTTGGAGACGCCGGACTACCTAATCCCTGCGGTTGGCCCCAACCCTGAGCGTACTATCGAGGCCGTAGCGCTGCTGACCTCGCTGATGGTTACCAACAACGCAACAGAGACACTGCAGCTGTCGGCGCGGATCGTGGACGCAGACGGCGTTGAGTTTTTGATCCTGAACCGGATGGACATCCCGCCGAACGATTTTGCCGTCATTGAGCTTGGCAAGCAGAACCTGCGCAGTGGGGAGCGCTTGGACCTCAAGACCGAGAACTTTCAAGGCGCAATCGCCAATCTGTCCTATGTCCTCAACCAACGCGAAGAATACACGGTGATTACATGAGCAGCGTAAAGTTTGCATCCGGGCGCGAGCGCGCCGTCGGCCGGTCCTTGGTCTACACCACGCCTATCGAGCTGGACCCTTTGGCGTACAAGGGCGCAGTGGTTGCGGGTGAGGACAACCTCATGCACTATTCTGTTGGCGACCGCTGGGTCGGTGTTGCTCCTGTGCTGTCGACGCTGATCGACGCGGGCAACGCTGAGACGGATTACACCGGCGGGGCTAAGATTGACCTCGGGAGCGCCCAGACATGAACACGATCAGTGCATCTGTATTCCAGCTGTCCTTCAGGGGCGACACGCTCGCCCGCTGGACCTCGTTCAACCCGGTCCTCGCGGACCGTGAGTTTGTGTTAGAGACAGACACTGGTCAGTTCAAAGTCGGCGACGGCACGACAGCGTATCTCAGCCTGCCATATGGCGGGATCGTTGGCCCGACCGGCCCGCAGGGCACGTCGATCGTATTTAAGGGTTCTGTAGCAACCTTTGCCGATCTCCCGGCGACGGGGAACGAGGTGAACGATGCGTACCTCGTTGAAGCAGACGGCAACCTGTATATTTGGGATGGTGTGTAATGGCTTGGATCAATGCAGGTAGTGTAAGCGTCGGCCCCACTGGCCCGACAGGACCACAGGGCACCCAAGGTATTGACGGTGCGGATGGTATCGCGGGGCCCACGGGGCCCACTGGTGCTGACGGACTCCCCGGTGGCCCGACCGGCCCTATTGGTGTCGCAGGCCCTACCGGCCCTACCGGCCCCGCTGGTGTTGACGGTTCCGAGGGCACGACTGGCCCTACCGGCCCACAAGGTGCTGACTCCACAATCGCCGGGCCTGTCGGCCCTACCGGTGCAGCGGGGCCCACAGGCGCTACAGGCGCGGACTCCACTGTAGTCGGCCCGACCGGTGACGTTGGACCGACTGGCCCTACTGGTGCTGACTCAACGGTCGTCGGACCAACAGGTCCAAGCGGCGCAGGCCCGACCGGCCCAACAGGACCTACCGGTGCAGACTCCACTGTAGTCGGCCCGACCGGTGCTACCGGCGATACCGGCGATACTGGCCCTACAGGTGCGGACTCTACAGTCGCTGGCCCTACCGGCCCGACCGGTGCTACCGGCGATACTGGCCCTACAGGTGCGGACTCTACAGTCGCTGGCCCGACCGGCCCGACCGGTGCTACTGGCAATACTGGCCCCGCAGGCGCTGACTCTACAGTCGCTGGCCCTACTGGTCCAGCCGGTCTTGACGGTACCGAAGGTACCGTAGGTCCGACAGGTCCACAGGGTATCCAAGGTGATCCCGGTACGCTTGGGCCGATAGGACCGACAGGACCGCAGGGCGACACAGGCCCCACCGGGTCAGACGCAACGGTGCCCGATCCATTACTTCGGGTTAATTACCACGAGACCGTGGGGACAGTCACATCTGGAACTATTGATCTATCCACGGGCAACGTGTTCTCGGATGCACCTGCCGCCAATGTGACTTATGTGCTCAGCAATCCGCCTGCCACTGGCACTGCCTACGGCTTCACGTTGAAGGTGACGCCATCTGCGACTATCACTGTAACTTGGCCTGCCTCGGTTGACTGGGCTGGCGGCACTGCACCTGATGCGCCCGCGAACGGCGAGACGGACGTGTTTGTATTTTTCACAATTGATGGTGGGACGACTTACTACGGCTTCCAAGCTGGGGATGCAATGGCATGAGCGGTATTAGCACAAAGATGTTACAGGCTGCTGCTGACCGCGAGGTTGTTGGTTGGATCGCACTTCTAGGCGGAACAGGAACTGACGAAGGCAATGCCGTAGCCATAGACTCAGCCAACAACATCATTGTGGTGGGCCAGACCGTCTCAGACGGCGCTGGCAGCAATGACGTTCTCATCGCTAAGTACAACTCTGCAGGAGCTCTGCAATGGGCCCGGACTCTAGGCGGAACAGGAGCTGACTACGGCTACGG